GTTCGCCGCCGCAGGGTGCCTGATCGTGTTCACGACCAGGCCCCGCCGCCGTGGCGTCCGGCATCTTGTCGGTGAGCGGGTCGTGTTGCAGACCAAGGACGACCGGTCGCTCAGAGGGGTGCTGGCCGGCACCTACCGGGACTGTGTCGCGATCAGCCATTTCCAATACCTCGAGGAGGCGAATCCAGTGGATCTGCCGGGGGAGGCAACCGTGTTGCACTCGAACCTGTCGTGGATTCACAAGCTCGGGCCCGGTGACTGATGGCGACCCTCGTCACCTATGGCGATCGGCTGCTGACCGCGTCCGGACGGGAATCGTGGCTGAAGCGGCCGAGTGTGCCGCTGGCCATGTTCCCGCAGGGCTCGGTCGCGTTGCTGTCCGGCGATCAGGTCGCCCTCGTCAGCTACCAGAATCTTTACGAGCAGCACCATTCGGTCGCTGCGGCCGTGAACAAGCTCAACCGGCAGGTGATCCGGCTCCCGCTGAGGGTGTTCCGGCAGATCACCGACGACGGGGAGGCCGAACCGGTCCATGAGCATCCGCTTGTGGATCTCCTCAAGCGGCCGTGGCGGCGCGCGTCGCCGGCCACCTTGAAGCAGAAGCTCACGTTCCCGGCGTTGGTGCATGGCAACAGTGTTCTGGGGAAGGTCCGGGACGAGCCGAATGCCCCCCCGAGCGGCCTGTTGCCGCTCGATTGGCGGTTTCTGAAGCCGTGGATGTTCGATGACGGCGAGGTGTTCTTCTGGGAGACCTCGCAGACCGGGCGCCCCCAGTTTTTCGCGCCGGAGGACATCATCCACGTCGCGTTCGAGGCCGGAAACGGCGATCTGGGGATCAGTCCGCTCAAGCAGCTCGAGACGTCACTTCGGGTTGACGCAAACGCGCAGGGCTACCAGGCGTCGAGTTTCGAGAAGGGTGTTCGGCCCTCTGGGGCGCTGGTGACCCCGCCGGACAAGGATCTCAGCCGTGAGCAGCGCCAAAAGCTGCGTGATGAGATCACGAACCTCGGCAACAACAGCTTCTTTCTGCTGTCCGGCGGCATGGACTGGAAGCCGTTCTCGCATACGGCGGTCGAGGCGGAGCTCATCCAGCAGCGGCTCCTTTCCCGGGTGGAGGTCGCTTCCGTCTACGACGTCGATCCGCCGCTGCTGGGCTATTTGGAGCACGCGACGTACTCGAACATCGGCGAGATGCACAAGATGCTCTACGGCGTCACGTTGGGGCCGTGGCTGTCGTTGATCGCTGAGACGCTGAACGCCCAGTTGATCGATCCGGAGCCGGCGTGGGCGGATGAGCGGCTGTTCGTGGCGTTCGACCTGTCCGAGGTGCTCCGTTCGGACACGCCGGAGGAGATCGCGGCGATCGTGCAGGCGATCGGCGGCGGCGTGATGGCACCGAACGAGGGCCGCGGGAAGCTCCGGATGCGCAAGTACCCGGACCCGGCTGCGGACAAGCTGTACATGCCGATCAAGAGCAACCTGTCGCCGCTCGGGGAGACCCCGGAACCGCCCGAGAACGCCCCTCCGGCCCCCGAAAGCGGGCCTGAGAGCGCCGAAGAGGTCGCCAAACGGCACTTCGAGCGGGCGAAACGGCAGATCGGGTCGAAGCTCGGCGCCGGCGAGGCGTGGGACCGGGCCCGGTGGATTCGTGAAGTGATGGACGATGACCCGTCCGTTGACGGGTTCGCGCTCGCGGCGCGGCTCGAGCAGGCAATCAGCGACTCGGACGGCAATCCGGCCGAGTTCAAGCGCATTTCCGCGTCGATCTAGCCCGAAACGGGCTCAAAACACGGCCCAAGGGGGCTTCAGATGGAGCACAAGAGCTTCTCGCTGGGCGAGTTCAAGGCCCTCAGCGACGGCGAGGACCCCGGCACGTTCGAGGCGGTCGTCGCCGTGTTCAACAACGTCGACCACGGCGGCGACCGTATCCGGCCGGGCGCGTTCAAGCGCAGCATCGCCGAATGGGCCCAAAAGGGCCGTTCCGTCCCGGTTTTGTGGTCTCACGACGCCGAATCGGTGCCGATCGGGGTCATCAAGCGCTCCTGGGAGACCACAGAGGGCCTCCGGGTCAAGGCGCGCCTGTTCATCGAGGACCACCCGCAGGCCAGGGCCGTGTACGCCGCCATGAAGGGCGGCGCCCTGCACGAGTTCAGCTTCGGCTACGGGGTCCCCGCCGGCGGCTCGAAGAAGGTCTTCGAGCGCGGCAAGCAGATCCGGGACCTCATCGACGTCGACTGGGCCGAAGCGAGCCCCGTTTTCCGTGGCATGAACCCCGCCACACGGCTCGTCGGCGTCAAGTCCGCCGCCGAAACGGACATCAAGAGCCAGCGCGCGGAGCTCGACCGCAAGATCGCCGAACTGACCGAGCAACGCGACGCGCTCACCGAAGCCGTCGAGAACCTCGCCGATGTCGCCGACGGCGACTTCCGCGAGCCCGCACTTACCCAAGAGACACCGCCCCCCGAGGGGCAGGAGCCCGACGACAAGCCCGATCCCAACGCTTCGGCGGAGGAGGACCAGGCGAGGATCAGAGCGCTCCAGGCAACCCAACCCGCCCACGTCGTGGGCCCAGACCTGGAGACAGAGTTATGAATCCGAACCCTCTCCGCGGCAAGCTCGCGGAAGTCAACCAGCAGATCGTCGATGTCGAGACCAAGGCCAAGGAGAAGTGGGCCGCGTTCGAGCAGGCCCGCGACCAGTTCGCCAAGGCCGGCGCCGAGTCCTCCGACGTCAACAGCCCCGAGTTCAAGACTGCCGAGCAGATCCACAAGGAATACTCGGCCGCGATCGCGGAGCAGAAGAGCCTCGAGCAGGTCCGCAACGGCGTGTTCGAGATGCTCGCCAGCAACGGCTCCCCGTCGCTGAGCAACAACAAGCCCGAGCCGACCGAGACCAAGAGCCTCGGCATGCGAGCCCTGGAGTCCCCGGACTACAAGGGCCTCATCGACTCGGGTGTGCTCCAGTCCGACAAGCGGTCGTTCACCGCCACGCTCGCGGAGATGAGCATGGACGAGGTCAAGACGCTCATCACCGGCGTCTCGGACACCTCGGCCGGCGCGTTCATCACCAACCAGCGTGTCGGGTACGTCCCGCAGCCGCGCCGCACGAGCCGGATCGTGAACCTCATCACGATGGGCGAGACGAGCGTGGACGCGATCGAGTACGCCCGCCAGACGACGTTCACGAACGCCGCCGCTGAGACGGCGGAGGCCACCTCGACCACGACCGGCACCAAGCCGGAGGCCACGATCGCGTTCGAGAAGGTCACCGAGACGGTCAAGACGATCGCCCACTGGATTCCCGCCACCCGGCGGGCGCTGGCGGACGAGTCGCAGCTCCGGACCCTCATCGAGTCGCAGCTCCGGTACGGCCTGGAGTTCCGGCTCGAGGATCAGGTCATCAACGGCAACGGGTCCGGCGAGAACCTCACCGGCATCCTCCAGACCAGCAACATCCTCACGCAGGCCAAGAGCACCGATTCGGTGTCCGACGCGCTGCACAAGGCGATCACGCAGATCCGGCTCGCGTACCTCGAGCCGAACGGCATCGCGATGCACCCGAACGACTGGGAGGTCGTCCGCCTCTCGCGTGACGGCGGCGGGTCGGTGACCGGGTCGGGCGCGTACCTGTACGGGCCCCCGTCGCAGGCGGTCGAGCCGACGATCTGGGGTCTCCCCGTCGCGGTGACGCCGGCCGTGCCGGACGACACCGCCCTCGTGGGCGATTTCACGAAGGCCGTGCTGTGGCTCCGCGAGGGCGCTCAGGTGCTCGCGACGGACTCGCACTCGGACTTCTTCGTCCGCAACCTCGTCGCCCTGCTCGCCGAGATGAGGGCCGCCCTGGGCGTCCTTCTCCCGTCGGCGTTCTGCAAGGTCACGTCGGTCGACGCCTGATCCGTCTAGCCAACAGCCGGGCCGCTCCTGGGTGGCCCGGCTGAGGGCTGGCCTCGTGATGACTCTCATCAACTCTCGAGCACTGAAAAGGGAGGCGATCCCGCCCATGGCGAAGAGCCCGAACCTCGCGGCCAAGGACATCGTCCGCCGCAACCATCTCGGCCAGAACGTGATGCTCGTCGCGAAGGGTCAGCCGATCCCGGACGGGCTCGACGTCACCGACGAGGAACGCGGCGTCAAGAAGCAGACCCAGAAGCTCGAGAACAAGGCCGAGTCCGGCCGGCCGACCCCGAAGGCCGCCCGGAAGTAGCAGTTTTCTGCGCCGCCCAGGCCACGCCCAGCGTGGCCGGCGGTGCCACACCCGAGAACACCCCACCCCCCAAGGAGCCGACATGGCAACCGATACCAAGCCGGTCGGCACGGCCGGCCCCACCAACGACCAAAGCGTCAGCGAAGACAACGTCCGGATCGTCCTCACCGGACCCGACGGCCAGGTCAAGCAGGACGAGACGCTGCACAACCTCATCACCACCGCGGGCCGCAACGCCATCGTCTCCCGGCTCGCCTCGAGCCCCGGGACCGCGGTCCCGACCCATATGGCGATCGGGACCGGCTCCACGGCGGCAGCGGCCGGGGACACGACGTTGCAGACCGAGCTCGACCGTAACGCGCTCACGTCGAACACGGCGTCGACGAACGTGCTGACGATGGTCGGGGACTGGGCGGCCGGTGACGGCACGGGCGCGATCACCGAGGCCGGCGTCCTGTCCGCGTCCTCGGGGGGCACCCTGTTCGCACGCGCCGTTTTCTCGTCAATCGCCAAGGGAGCCGGCGACACGCTCAGCATCACATGGACGTTCACCCTAAGCGTGACGTGAGCGTAATTTTGGGGGTGAGTTCATGTTCGCGCGGATAGTCGAGGCGGTAGCTGGTCTCTTTCAGGGCAGCACCCGCCGGAAGGCGACGGTCGCCGGCGGCGGGATCATGGCGCTGGGGGCGACGATCAGCGTGTTCATCGGCGGCGGCGACCCTGCCCCGGCAGCGAACACCGCGAACCTGT